GTAGGCGCAGGCGGGGGCGTCCCGCCCTGAGGGCCAGACGGCGGGCGCTCGTTTACGACGGCAGGGACAGGCTTGCCGCGATCCTCCCACGTTCCGATCCCCTGCCCTTCCCGCAGAGGCAGGTCGGGCGTCTGCCCTAGCTGAGTCTTGAAGCCTGACGCAATAATCGCTCCCGTGTGGTTGATGTGGAAGCGCAGGCTGCTGGAGTATTCGATAGGGACGTTCTTAATGTTGCAGGTAGGTACGCCGCGAAAGGTTGGGCTGTTAGGTTCTACAGCTTCGCACCCCGTCACACTGATATGTGTTACGACACCGCTGTCTCGCATGGACCGGAGCGTGCCTGCGTCCGCCGCACGCCCTAACTCTGTGCGGACAATGGTCGGCACTCTGTTAGTGGCGATCTGCGGAATACGCTTGCGCACCTGCTCCATCACTTCATACGGCGACGACCCGTCTTCGATCCCCTTAACGATAGTCTCTCGCAGACGCTGGCGGGTTGTGTCATTTATGTTAGTGACTAGCGAAGCCATCTCGTCGATGTCCGCTTGCAACACTCGGGCGCTTCCCGGACGCAGCCCAGCCCCTAGCACATCCCTGGTCTTCGACGCTACGGCATCCGCTACAGACTGCATGGGAGACCTAGCAGTTTGCTTGACTTCGATGTCGGCGTCCTCGTTCTCCAGAACGTAAGCCAGCGCCTCCGCCCACAGAGCGCTGTGCTGGCCTGCCGGAATGTTTACGGCAGGAGCCTTTACACCGAACACCCCTCCGTACCCTAGCGCACCGGGGTAGCTCCTCTGGACACGTTTTGCAAAGTCTGCAATAACGTCTTCGACCTGACGCTTCATCAGGGCTGTTAGCGATTTGCTGAATGTGCGAGAGGCTTTAAGGAAGGCCGAGTTGCGAATCTTGACCAAGTCAGCAGTCAGACGGCGGGCCGCTGTGCCTGTGAACGCCTCCATTGTCCAGCCGCCTTCCGGCACTCTGCTAGCCTTGTACGCCGCAAAGAGCGCAGCCTGAGACGGGTAGCGCACCTTGGCTCCTGCTGTCTTGCGGATTGGGGGCATGGATCAGGCGTTAGGGTCTGACTGGCCGGAAGACGGGTCCATAAGCGATCCGCCAGACATGCCTGACAGTTCCAGCGGCACGCGGTTGTTAGCGGCGTAGTGGGCGTCGAGGAGCGGGTCTTCGCTGCGTGATAGACCTACCTGCTCACGCAGTTCGTTCAGCGACATAGCGCCTAGCTCCACTAGCGGACGGAAGTCTTTCACCACCTGCTCAATGTCGAGCAGCCCTGACATGTTGAACTTTACGCGCAGGTCGGGATTGAAGGATTGCGCTAGCCCGCCTGCCCCGTTGAGCTTGCCCGCGATAAGTGCTAGCATAGGGGCGCAGGTGTAGCGCCTGAAATTCATATCTTCGACCCGCGCCGTAGCGTAGTTGCTAGCAGCAGACAATCCGGCAACAGATAGCGGGACGCCGTGCGCAGCGAAAACCTGCTCAATAGCCCACCGCTCCTTCTCAATCGACTGCATCTCCTGGTGCGTCATGCCTAGCCGAGTGAACGCCCAGTCTCCTGTAAGGAAGGCCACCTTGCCTGCGTTAGAGCGTCCGGCGTACTCCGCATTGAACCTAGCCTTGAACGCCCGCCACTGATCCTCGTCCTCGTAGGACTCGCCTTTACGCGACAGGATACCTGACGGCTGCGCACCGTTAGACAGGAACTGCTCTTCCAGCGCTCCCCGATTGATGTAGGCGTTGAACAGGGAACTGCTAGCCTCTACGTCTCCAAGGCCGAGAACAAAGTTGCTAGGATGCGGACGACGGAAGTGGATGATCTCTTCCGGGAAATACGTTATCTCGCTCCCGTTCACATTGTACTTGTACTCCTTGATCTTCGTTACCTTGTCAGGCACGATCTTCATGTTAGCGGTCAGCAGCGGGTAGAGCGCCTTCGGCTGGCCGCGCCCCGACATCTCGTCCTTGAGCCAATACGCATTGCCCGTCACCTTCAGATTGAACGCCGTGTGGTAGACTAGCTCTTCCCACGAATCGTATGGGTTGGGCATAGCTAGAAGCGCCCCAAGCGGGTTGCCGTCCGGGACAGTCTTCTTGCTAGCACTAACGATAGACAGTTCTGAAGAAGAGACGACGTTAGACGTTAGGTCCGAGGCGCGGAACGTAGCCCACACTCTTCCGGTGCTTGCTCCGATGTAGCTCTCGTAATCTGTTAGCTTGGTTATCGCTACGCCCGTCCGCTGCTCAATGAACTCGCGGGCCTTAGTGTCTAGCTGGAGCAGGTGCGACATAGCGCGTTCCCGCTCTTCGTTTTCACGGATTCGCGCAGCGTCTTTCTTTCGGTTCCAGAATGCCATAGGTTAGGGAGATTTGAGCTTGGGTGCTTTTTCGCAGGCGATGCACCTGCCAGTCATGAGGTACACCTTGCCGTCTCCGCTAGGCCAGACGGCTAGTTTTGCAAGCCGTGCAACGTCCTCGGCATACATGTCGAGGATAGCCGCCCGCACTGTATCGGACAGGACCGGGGAGCGGTAGGCGTAGGGATTGCCGACAATGAACTTGCGCCCTGTGTCAGGCTCTGCGCCGACGAATGCCTGGAACGACGTTAGCGGAAGCACGACGTTGATCTTCGCCCCTAGCCACCTTGCCTGCGGCCACAGGTCTCGCCTATCGTCCGGGAAGCCTGACGCTAGCACATCCAGGGTTTCGCGGGCCAGGCTGTCATCCGCAGGCATATCAGACTCCGTCCCTCCGGCCTGCCGCCAGGCGTTTCGTATGGCAGACACGAAACGCTCCACAGGGTCTCGCACGGTCACTAGGGTTGTTCTGTTAGCCCACAATTCGGGGTGAGCCTTGCGGACTTCCTGCGGAGTAGCGTGGGCTGGCACGCCCGCAACGGCGCTAGCGCCTAGGTATCGACCGAGACAGCCGACACCCGTGCGCGGGTTAGCTAGCAGTGCGAAGCGATCCGAGACGAACATGCCAGACCTTTACGCCACGGCCCTGCCCGCGTCAAGGTTCCACAACCGCTAGCACCTCCTTCGCCTTCAGCACGACATACTGACGGCCTGCGGCATGGTACTCTGTGCCTTTATGCGCTGGCACGACGACAGCGACACCTAGGCGGATAGGTGCCGGAACGTCCGGCCCTACACCGCAGACCTCTCCGGTCACGGCTTCGTTAGCTTTCTGCGAGCGGCAGACCTCCGGCAGGACGATGCCGCTAGCAGTGCGCTCTTCTTTCCTGTCGAGGATGACGAGTACGTTAGTGAATGTGGGGTGGAGTTGTGCCATGCCTGACCTTTACACGGGAGGAAAGATTTGTCACCTAATTATTTGACAGGCGAATCTCTAATGCTATCTGATTCGCACACCCGCCGGGACTTGCGCAAGCTCCGATGCGGAGGCTACCGGAAGCCAACGAAGCAAGCCGCTGCCTGACAGGTAAAGATCACCCTGTCAGGGGCGGCTTGCAGCGTGTTAGGAGTTTAGACGTTAGGCGACTGGGACGATGCGGACGGTCCCCTTCCGTAGCTCTGTCTCAGCCATACGGATGAAGTCGTGGATATTGTAGCGGCGGCGAACTTCCTCCACGCTGACCTTCCGGTGGTGCGCGATGAACTCCCATGGGTCCGAGAACACCCGCACGCGGTCGGGAGGGAGGGTGTGGATGCCTGGCGAGGTGTGGACGCCTACGTTGGCGCGGAACGCGGCAGCGCCCGCGCACTGCCCGCAGCGCGAAGGGCTTTGCTGCTTGGCTCCTACGCCTGGCTCGTAGAGCGCGTGGCACGGTAGCCACATGGACGCCAGCGCCTGCCCGATGAATACCTCGGGAGGGCTACCGCCCAGCGCTCCGGGCGTGACGCTTCGCGAAAACGGGCACCCCCCGCACGGATGCGAGGGGTGCTTTGGACTTTGTGCTAGTGGGTTGCTCATGGGAATGTTAGGCGGCGATCACTTCCGGCTTGAACGGGCGGGCCAGCACCGTCTGCTTGACGCCCCGGAACTCGCTGTGGTCCTTGACGGTCGCTTTGAATTTGACGGTGTCGCCGATCTTTCCGGGAAGGTTGTTGGCGACTAGCGTATTTCCGTCGGCGGTCAGTAGGATGACCTTCTCGGTATAGCCGAACTGGGTGGAGTATCCGAAACGGTTAGTCACCACCCCTTCAAACACCGCCCGCTCGCCGACGGTGCCGACGTAGTTGCTAGCCGCTGCCTGCTTCGCTTTCACCGCCTGACTCCGCGCCCGGTTGACGGCGGCGATGAGGGAGACGCCTACCCCGAAGGTCTTGCTAGTGACGTACCCTGACCGAACCACGGTGAGGAGGTTGTGGATGTACTCGCCCCCGTCGTCGGGGATTGCCAGGGCTTCGGCGATGAAGGCGTCGGCGGTCTCCTCCTCCTCTTCGGTGGGGTGGATGCCTGCGTGGAGAAGCTCCCACGCCCCGTCCTTCGTGCTGCGAATGCCGCAATCTTCTGCGCGAGAGCGGGAAACGTACTGCCCGCCGTCCGCCTTAAGAGCTAGGGCGACCGCCTTCGTCAGGCTGTAGGCGTCGACCGCGCCGCCCTCATGCGTCCGCTCCTCGCGGTCCCCGTAGTCCCGCAGGAACTCGGAGAGGGTGGCGAAATGCTCGAACACCTTCGCCAGGTTCTCCGCCGTGTCGGCGGTGGTGAAGTGGCGGAGGCAGGACCGCCCGACCTGCTTCACCTGCCCCGCTTCGGAGCGGAGGAGGAAGGTGTCGGAGCGGCGGCGGTTCGTGGCGCAATGCTCGCACTCAATCGGAGCGGAGCGGAACCGGGCGGGCACCTCGCCCCCGGTTCCAAGAATGATGTTGCCGCCGTCGTGCGGGGTGAGGCGGGCGAGGAAGCTCCACCCCTTTACCATCACTTTCTCCTCCGCCCCCGTGATTTCCAGGTCGTGGACTTCGGCGGTAACGGTGCGGGAGGTGCTATGGTAGCCGTCCCCCGTGTAGGTGTGGACCTTCACCTGCTCCATGCGGGAGGCAGTGATGGTATAGGCGGGGATGGCGACCCCCAGCCGCTTCGCCTTCCGCTGGAGGGTAGCGAAGGCGGCGTCGAAGGCGGAAATGGAGCGGACGGTGATTTTCATGTTAGTGCGGTATATTAGATTTCTGGTTCGTCGCGGCGTGGTTCGTGCGACTCCCTTTCAATACATCAGGCAAATAGATTTGCAAACGGTTTTTTGCACATTTTGCAAATTCTCTTTTTAGGTACGCATCCGCGTAGAATATGTTAGTGCTGCGGGCAGCAAAAAGCCCGCCCCCTTTCGAGGGCGGGCCGCTAGTGCAGAAGATGTTAGCGCCAGTAGCGCTCCTCGTCCGCCTGACGTTCCGCTAGCACATAGTCCGCTTCGTTGCGGAGGTAGGCGGCGGAACCGTAAGCGGCGTAGGTTTCGGACCAGTATGTCAGGTCGATCACCCCCGCTGCCTTTACCCGCTTCGCCAGGCGCTCCGCTACTGGCTGCGGGAACTGTCCGCGCACCCACCGGGAACCGTCCGCCCCCTCGGCGGTGACGACGTGAACGTCACGGTAAATCGCCCCGTCAGGGTTGCCCATGTCCGCCCACTCCGAGTCAAACCCGATGATGCCCGTTTCGACTCGGACTTGGCAATTTACGATTGGCTGTTTCATGTGTTAGGTAGTTTAGTGGTTTTAGACTTTGTGTTAGTAGCCTGTGACCGGGTACAGGTAGCCGCGCCCGCCGCACTGGTGCGGCCCGATATTCAGGCCCCAGTACTCCGCAAACGCGGCAGCGGCGTGGTGGTGTGCGTTGTCTGCCTCGTAGGCGTAAGGGAACGTTTTCTGCCCCCAGTCTGTGCTTGTGACGCGGATTTTCGCGCCCTTAGTGTGTGTTGCGGCGATGTGCTTTGTGCGGAGGAAGCCGGGCTTTTTCATGTGGTTTTTTCTGCGGTGGTTCGTTGTTGCGTCGTGCAACTGCTCCACAAATACACCCGGCAAATAGATTTGCAAACGGTTTTTGCAAAATTGCAAATTCCCCTTCAGAATACGCGAATGCGTACCTTAGCCCGCCGCCGGAACCGCATTCGCGTAGACCGAGAGCATCGCCTTCGCTAACACAATCGCCTCTTCTACTAGCAAAGGACACCCGGCAAAGGAGGGTGCCCCGTCTTCTCTTTGCGTTATGCACAGAACCTGCTCGCCGCCCCTAGAAACTGTTAGGGTTATTGGGAACTCGTCAGGCTCCGGCTTCATGCTAGTAGCAGGCGAGAGGCTTTCAGTTCTTCGTAGGCGATAGAGATTGCGTCCACCTGGTCATCGTGGTCGCCGTCAGGGAACTGCTCAAGCTCGCTGATAAAGTCCTTGTTCCACGGGCCGCGTACCATAACAAATTTGCCTGCCGCAATCTTTGCTAGCCAGGGACTCGCCCGCATCAGCTTGCTCTTGCTCTTCGGATTGCGGGCATGGACCGCTACCCTTCCGGCTAGCTTCTGCTGGAGTGTGGACATGCCTGACTGAAAGCCGCCGACCGCTTCCACACCGACCCGTGCGATGCCTCGGCTTTCCAAGTCCTCTAGCGAAGTGCGGACGATGGCGTTCTCTACCCTAGCCCACACCATGCGCTGGCGGAACATGTCTGTGAGATAGAGCGTATCGGTCTCCCGGTCGATTGCAAGCCTTGCACCTGAAGTATAGTCGCTGGTCTGCGTTTCGGTTAGTGCCAAGTCCCACCCACGGGTTTCTGCCAGACCCGCAGGAACCTGGCTAGCATCACAGCGGCGAAGCTGGTTGAGATCCACCTGGCCGGACGCCGAGGAGCGAGGTGTCTGCTGAAATAGAGAGTCCCACTCGTACCCTAGCAGAGATGCTCGCATACCTTGCAGGAACGACAGCGGCCTGATCTCAGGCGCTAGCGGCTCACCTTCGCTACGCCCTAGCGGGTCATCTGCCCTGCCTGACGCCACTGCCTCGTAGACGATCCGGTCGAACACCTGATGCTCCTGACCTTCGTCGATTAGCTGCTGGCGGTACTCGTCACTTGTTAGGTGTCCGATAAGGTCATGCGGGTGCCAGCGCGTCCCGATGAGCATGATCTTCGCGTCAGGAGAAAGCCGCGTCATGCAGTCGGCAAAGAACCACTGGATGACTTTGCGCCGCTGGATAGCGGATTCGGCTTCTGCGCGTCCTGCGTGAGGGTCGTCAATAATCAGCCAGTCCGCCCGCCGCCCCGTGAGCTTAGAACCGGAAGACCTGACGACGACGGACGATCCGTTAGTGAAGACGCACATGTCAGCGCGGTCCATTCCTGCCCTAGGGCACACGCCGCGAAAGATTCTCTGGTAAGCCGCAAGCCGCGTGATGTCCTTTACCTCCGCAAGGAACTCGACTAGCAATGCGCGGCTGAATCCTGTTAGGGCTATGTGCGTCCCTGGGTAGGCTGCCAGAATCCAAGCCACCGCACGAACCGCCAGCATCCGGCTCTTGCCGTGCTGGGGAGGAGCAGACACAGCCACTCGCGGCTTGCGCACTCCGTCAGCTACCTGCTGCACGATGTCGGCTAGCTGAAGGTGGAACGGTGTTAGCTTGTACGCGCCGCCTGCGGTCTGAGGAAAGCATAAGGAGCAGAATACGGCTAGGCATGTTCTAGCCGCATGCTCCATCCTGCTTCGCGCTACAAGGAACGCGGCGTCGCTCATCATGGTCCGGCTCATTCGTCGTCCTCATCCTCAGGTTCTGGTTTGCCGGAAGCGCCTAGCTTAACTTCAAACAGACCTGGGACGCGGGAGTTAGCAATCCGCATCGCCTCCACAAGTGCGTTGTCGTCTAGCTCTGTCCGGTCCTGTATAATCTCTGAACGCATATCGGCGCTGACAGGCTTCTCTTCTTCTTGCGGCACTGGGTTGGCTAGGTGGTGGCGGTAGGCGTTAGGCGAATAGCCGTTGCGCTGTCCCTTGCAGGACAGGTAGAACATAATCGCCTTCGTATCGCCGTCCCGAATCTTCATCAGCAGTCTGCTCTCCACAGAGTCTACTTGCGCTGACATGATGTCCTCGACCTCTGCGCGAAAGTCCAGGTCGGCGGCATACCAGTATTCGTAGTCGCGGCGGATTGTGCTAGTGGCTTTAAGTGCGCCCGATATGATGCCTGCTCTGGCAGACAGCGCTTGAAGGAACGCGGCCTTGCGGGAAGCTAGGATCTGCCTTCGCTCTTCTTTCCTGTCCTGCACCCTAACGTGTTCAGGGATTCCCGCGTCCACTTTCCTGACGCGAGTCCGTGCCGGGCCGCTAGCTGGTTTCTCCTTCTTCACGACGGAGTCAGCTAGTTTTTACACCCGCAAGCGACAAGAACTCGGCACGCGCCGCAGCCTCTTCAAAGATACCGTAGACAGACGAGGTCACCATGCGGCCATCTTTGCGTACACCGCGCAGGCATTGGCAGGTATGCTTGGCAGAGACCACTACCATGATCCCGGCAGGGTCTAGCTTTCTGAGCGCGTCTGCGATTTGTTGCGTCAGGCGCTCCTGCACCTGCGGCCTGCGAGCATAGCCGTCTGCTAGCCTTGCGAGCTTGGATAGCCCTACCACGCGCTTTCGCGCTAGCGATGGAACATAGCCGATATGGCATTCCCCAGAGAACGGGAGTAGGTGATGCTCGCACAGAGACACGAACGGTATTCCTGCTGAAATAATCATTCCACCATACTGAACTGGTGCGGTGTCGTCTAGGCTGAAATCCTTCTCCAGATGGATCGTCGGGTCTTCTTTAAGCCCCGATGTAAATTCTAGCATAGCCTTGATGAAGCGTGCGGGCGTCTCTAGCAAACCTTCTCGGTCAGGGTTTTCGCCTAGCCTTTGAAGCAGTCTACGAACTCCGTCCTCTGCTCCACTAGGTTCGCCAGCCTCCCATGGAAACTGAATCCACTCTGTTGGGCACTTGCGTTGAGATTTGTCTAGTAGGCAGATGAACGGCTTGCCGGGATAGCGGCTCGCGTACTCACTCCGAGTCTTGCCAGAATCCACGAGGTCGTCCACTACAAAGTCAGCCTCTTCTGGAGAATCCGTTAGTGCTAGAGAGGGGTACTGCGCAGAGATAGCCTGCGCCGCGTGACACCCTCCTCTTGGAATACCGTAGAGCTTCGATTCGCGCGGGATCTCTTTACCTGCGACAGCGGCTAGTCGAGAAATGTCATTCCATGTTAGTATTTTCATAGCGGATCGTTATGCGGGTTGAACTCCTCCAAGAGGTACGTTAGGCGCGGAGCGTGCGTCAAGGGCGTCCACTTTATAGAGCTTGTGAAGCTGCCAGCCTGCCCGGAAAAGACCTCCACGCGCTAGCACTTCTCGGCTGATTGCGTTAAGCACCTTCTCGTCCTCTCTGCGAGACCACTCAGGGTGAAGCCATATCGCCTGAAGGTTTGCAAGCCGTGCAATAGGCTTTCCTACAGTATCTTCAACCTGAGATACCCAGTACCCTACAGACTGCTCGCTTTCAACAATGATCTTGATCTCGTTGGCGTAAGCTAGCATAGCGGCGGCTGGCGGTTCCGCTAGTTTCGGCGATACCGTTATCCAGTCGAAGAGTTGGGAATTTCTAAGATACGCTCCGCAAGTCTCGACATGCAGCAGAATGCTTTCCTGACGCAGCCGCGAAGACAAGTAAGCTAGTGCGTTCTCTTTCTGTATCAAAGGCTCTCCTCCTGTTAGCACTACAAACTCAGAACGTGACTCGACTGCCTCTTTAACTAGCTGATCGACGGTAACTAGCAAAGACCGCTTCGGCGCAAACGCAGGATGCCATGTACCTGCGGAATCGCAGAAGGGGCACTTAACAGGACAGCCGTAAGTGCGAATGAAGAATGCGCGTCTCCCTATGTGGATACCCTCTCCTTGGAAGGCGTGGAAACGCTCATGGACAGGCAGGGTGATTTCAGCAGTCATGGTGTAGCGGTGGCGCTGTTTTTCGAGTCTTCCACTACCTCCACACGGGCCACGCTAACGCGCCCGCCTGTATGCGCTTGGATGACGGCGTTCACCTCCTGCAAGAGGAACGCCGCTAGCCCTTCACTGGAGCAGTCGGGCACCTCAAAGATAGAGGCGATAAGGTCCGGCGATGTTAGCGTCTCTCGGAGAAGCGGTAGTTCCGGGTCGTCGTAGTTAAGGACTAGCGTATGATCGAACCGCTCCGCGATCCATGCTTTCAGAAACCCTAGCTTTCCGAAGTCGATAACAAAGCCGCAGGCGTCGAGAGTAGTTGCCGCGAAGGTAAACACGAAGCTCCAGTTGTGGCCGTGAATCCATGCGCAATGCCCGTCGTGGCTGGGCTGGCGGTGCGCAAAAGGTAGGTCGGTGTAGGCTTTGGTGCAGGTTATCATAGCTCGTAGGTTAGAGGGTCTGGGACTGATGCGCGAGCGAACGCTGTTCGGCGCATGAAGCATGGGCCGCACTTTCCGCAGTGCGACGAGCGGTTAGCGTAGCAAGACCAGGTCAGGTCTAGGGGCGCTTGTACGCGATGCCCCTCTGAAACAATCTCATGTTTCATTAGATGCCCTACAGGGTCCAGCAGCGTCATACTAGCGCCGTCGTGGACTACGTTAGCCATGGCTGTGTTAAGAATCCGAATCAGCTCCATCTCGTTATCAGGGTACGCTCCGCTCTCTTCTAGGTTTCCTCCATACGCTACGGCGTCAAACCCTCGGGACTCGGCCCACCCTACGGCTAGCGCCAGCATCTGAAAATTCCGAGCCGGAACCCACTCGTGCGCGTATTCCGCGCCGTCTGCGCCTTCGGCCAGGTCTTTATCGGAGTCAGAAGTTAGGGTGCTGCCTGCTACGCTGGAGCGTGGCATCTCTAGCACAGAGTAGTCGCAGCGCATTCTTTGCGCGATGCTTCGCACGGCGTCCAACTCCGGAGCGGAAGCCCGGCATCCGTAGCTGAAATGCAGCAGATGGATGTCCTTGCCTTGCGAGCGCAGAATAGCCGCCGCTACAGTGGAGTCTAGCCCGCCCGAAGCAATGACGCAAACCTTAGACACAGGCTGGATGCGTCGTACCGACTCCTTAGCAAGCAGAGCGCGGACAGAATACGGCTCCAGCTTAACAGGAGCGACGGAGTCTTCTCCGACGGAATCCAGCACCGACTGCACATCGGAAGCCAGGGACGCATAGACTAGCCCCACCCCTCGGACTCGGCAGTAGTAGAGCGGCTTGTAGTTAGCCGCCAGGTAAAGCTCGTTCGGAGTGGCGACGGCTAGGGCGTATGATCCTCGAACCTTCAAAAGCGATGCGGCCAACAGGCTCGCGTTCGAGGTGTCCAATACTCGTGGAAGAACTTCGGAGTCTATCTCTCCGTCTAAACCGCCTAGCTCTTTATCGTTAGCAATGGTCCCGTTATGAAAGACGTAGCTCATCCCGTCCGAGGTATAGGGTTGCAACCTGCCCGTGGCTGCTTCTGTCGTCGGTGTTGCTCGGTTCCATCCTAGCGTGGCGGGTCGCCCTGCGATCCTCGCGGAACGTGTAGACTGCGCATCGCGTCCCCTCGCAGACGAAGCCCGAGCAAGCACGTCAAAGAGATGCCCTCTCTGGGTTTGAGTATGCTCGTCATTCCATACAATGCCGTAGATAGCGCACATGTGAGTTAGTATTGAAGTGCTAGCGATTCAACAGCCTCGCGGATCATGTTGATCTGAACTCCCGTAGACGCGGCTAGGTATAGTTTGGTGCCTAGAAAGGATTGCGTGTCCTGGGCGCGTAGAATTGCCGCCGCCGTAGATGCTCGGAACGAGACGGAAGCGCCACCGCGCCACGCGCTCTCCGTCCTTAGCCGCGCTCTGTCCGGGGGTGAGATTCCGTGCCGCGCTAGAAGGCTGTCCAGCATAACACCTCCGCGAATAACATCGTCCCGCTGAAACTCTTTCAGTACGCCCTTGCCCGTGTACAAGCGCATCTTGCCGCTTCTAGGGGCGAAGTTCCAGCTAGAGGAGTCGGCGCTGTAGGGCCTGAATGCCGTTATGAAGTCGCGGTTAGTAAAGCCTAGCCAATGCACCTTCCTGCCTCGGTTCTGGTTAGTAAACCACTTCAAGTATTCGCGGTTGCCGGGGGTACTTACAATCCCACCGAACAGCAGGTAATCCGTCGTCTCGTAAAACCGATCCGCATCGCTAAAAGGAGCGCCCCGAGTAAATACAGGCATCACTCTCAACCCGCGCTCTCGCATCGTATCGTAATTCCGCATCGTGGCTTGGTGATCGCCTATAACGTCTAGCTGAACAGCGTGCTGAAAGGGCACTGCGGGGTCTGCTAGAAAGTCGCAGTATTCGGCAAGGTTGATTGGGTGCCCGCTCTTCCATGCGGTAAACGCCCCGGAGTCTAGCATGAGATGCACATCGCAGACTTGCCGCAGAGAGGCTAGCGCCCTAACCATAGCCTTGCTCATGTATGGATAGGCCACGAGTATGTGGAGCGATCTCATTTCATCGCTACCTCGGGGAATTTCTTAAGTAGCGTCTTGAGCGCATCCTTTACCGCCTGCAAGTCCGCTAGAGGCACTGACAAGGAAATAGACTCGTGCGTTGCGGACGCTACGTTAGCTACTCTTTCTTGTGCCTTCGCCTGATCTTCCGATGGCCAGTCGCCTATACCGGGGCCGTTTGCTAGCATGTCTATCTCGTCTTGTGTGAAGCCGCTCAGTTCTTTCCACTCTGCATCCATGTCTGAGCAAATCTGCCCTAATCCCTCTAAATCCCACTCAGCCGACCATTTGTTAGCAGCTAGCAAGGCTGCGGATTCTTTGCTTTCACTCCAAGAAACTTCCCGATAGGAAAACCTAACGCCTGACTCCAGTTCTGCAAAGCCGTAGGCAACTGTGCCCGAGGCGTCTGGCTCGGAAAGTTCATGCGTGCGCGTAATGGCGGGATTGCCGCTAGTCTTAAAGGCTTCAACCCGTTTGTGCCCGCCGACGAGACGCCCGGTGGATAGGTTGAACAGCACGCCCGACAAGTCGCCGAACTCTGCTAGCGATTTAGCGAATGCGTCTGACTGCTTGTCGTCTTTCCACGGCAGGCGCGGATTCTTAGCGTTAGGTGTAAGCGCCGCTGTACTGTCGGGCGGTTGCGCAGTCTTTGCGCGTTTGCGTGCGGATGCCATAATCGTGGATGCTAGTCTGGATTAGTCAGTCGCATCAAGGCCGCACGGCTTCACGCGCTACCCGATACTCAAGCGCCAGCGCCTGATATGCTAGGAAATCCACATAGTTGTCCAAGCCGGACGGGTCGCGCTGGATGCGCTCTTCCTTGAGCGCCACCATAAACTGGCATGCCTGCTCTTCTGTTAGGCCGATGCCTGTAGACTTTGCAAACCTTGCAACGATACCGGGAAAGGACCGCTCTTCCAGCAGCACGCCCTGACCGTTCTTGTCGTACCGCTTGCCGCGCTGCCTTAGGGTCTCCGCAGCCATAGCGAGAAGCTCGCAAGCGCTAGGGAATCCGATATTGTGAGCGACGGGTGTCCCGCCCGATTCTTCAATGACAGGCAGGATCGGGACGCCTCCGCTCTCTTCGATAACAGGCAGGACGGGAACGCCTCCAGACTCCTGAATGCTAGCAGTCGGCGAAGCGCTGCTGGATGCTCGAGAGCCGGAGCCTCGGCTAGCGCTGTAGCTTGGTCCGCCTGAGTAACTTTGCGAGTTCATGATGTAGAGTGTTAGGGTGGAAGGCGGTCTGCGCTGCATTCTTATCCACCGCAAGAAAGCACCTGACCAGACCGCCTAGCTCCGCGTCTACTCCACTACTGCGGATTGCGCAAGTAAATTTTCAGCAGTGCCTGCTAGTACCTCCGGGATGGGATGGCCTGACGCCTCGCACCACCTGCGCACGCCGCGCTCCATGGCGGCTAGCGCACCCCATACCGTCAGGCGAGTGCCGTCGTAGCCTTCGATCCGGGGAAGCCCTTTCATGCGGCGGATGTAGCGGATTAGCTTCCTAGCCATTGGCGCGTCCTGCATTGCTTCAGACCTGGTGGCTCGGGTGTAGTTCTTCACGGCGCGAGTACCAAACGGGCATGTCAGGAGGTTGTCCTTTGCCAGCCCGCGTCTAGGGTCTATGCGGAAGACGACGCCCTTGGAAAATTCACCGTAGTGCCAGACCCACGCTAGCTCGCCGTCTGTAAACCGCACTCCGTCGATAACGATCCGGCGAGTATTGCCAGTGCCCTTCGATCCGGCTAGCGTTCCTCCGGGTCTGCCATGTATGCCTGGCTTCCAGCGGAACTCTGCTGGGTTGCCTTCCAGCTTGAAGCAGTAGCGGATAACGTCCACTAAGGCTAGGGTAGGCGCTCCGTCTCCTGGCGCTTTCAGCCGCATATTCTGCGGAGTTATGCTAGGGTCGCGTGGCGGTGGGATTGTCTTCTTCCCCGGCACCCGCCAGGGCTGTGCGTCCGCATCTTCCTCTAAGGCAGCGGCTAGCGCTGCGGCCTGCGCACGTCGAGATTCCTTCTCTGCTGCTGCCGCTAGCTTGGCATCTTTACGCTCCTGCCACTCCTTCTGCTTTGCGGCTATCTCTGCCGCTCGCTTTTCGTGAAGCGCTTTAACCCTGTCGGTTTCTGCGGATGCTGGCGCTAGCTTGAGATTGCCGGGAAGAATGTTAGCCGGGTTGCCGTCCTTGTAGACGATAGGGCGTTCTGGTCTCTCGCCGCGATTCAGCAGCCACACTAGCTCCGAAGCGGATACCCACCCGGCAGATGTTAGGATGCGCTGCTCATATGAGTCCGCCTTAGGTCGCATCTTCCCGGCTACCTTCCCTCCTGTCTTCCATACTAGCCGACCGCTGTCTGCATCGTAGTCGAGTTCGCGCCTGACCGCTTCTACTGTTAGCTCAAGCGGGTCCGTCATGTCCTGGTTCCCTCCATGTTAGTGTCTTCGCTGCCATCGTCTTCATCTTCGTCGTCGTCATTTTCGTCTTCGTCTTCTTCGCTAGTGTTGTAGGTAGTGCGGCAGGGGTATCGCCCTAGCAGGATCTTGCCGCAATGCACGCACTGGAATTTGCCTGACACCTCCGAGTAGGCTCCTTGCTCGTTTGTCTCCATGCGGACCCATGTCGTAACGTACACGACGTAGGCTTCGACCGTGTTAGTCTGCGGGTGGTTGCACCAGTGACGAACGCATAGCCGTGTCAGGCCTGAGAGTCCAGACAGGATGCCGGTCTTGAGCCTGTTCATGTTACTGCGCTAGCCGCTCAAGCAGGCACTCGATAGCTAGCAGGATCAGGGTTGCCGCGATGAGCGCATATGCGGTCTGTCGGGCGTAAGATGCTAGGCGAAGACGGTTGTTCATGGCGCTACGTCGAAGAGTGTGCCTTCAGGCTCTGGTTCCGTCTGCTTCGTGTAGGCAGGCAGCGGTGGAGGGTCAGGGAGCGGCTCTGTAGCGACTCTGGCTATAGGCACGCGCCTGACAGTCGTCCCCTCCGGCACCTCCAGGGTGATGTTCACGTTGACTGCCTGCTGCGGCTGCGGGTCTCTGCCGCAGGAGGTTAGGATGAGTGGTGCAAGGCTTGCAAAAAACACGGCACAGGTTCTCATGGCGTGAATAGGTTAGTGTGGTAGCGGAGGAGGTAGAGCAGGACTGCCCACGGCCCTAGCGTGATTAGCCCATAGACTAGGACGCACTTGAGAAAGCCTGGCGGGTCTTCGGGGTTTGGCGGCGGAATGGCTATCATGGCTGGAGTGTGGCTGGTAGTCGCCTGCCTGTCAAATGTTAGCCTGCCGACTCCTGCTGCGGCTGTTGCACGGCGTCTGCGATGTCCGCCTCCGTAGCGAGAGCAGCCAGTACGTCGATAAAGACTTCACCTGCCGCCAGACTGCGGAACGCTAGGATGGCTTCGCGCCGTCCGCCATTCTGCCGAACGTCATCCAGAGCGCGGTCGAAGACGGCTAGGGCTTTGAGGAGTCTGGCGTCGTACTCTCCGGCGGTGTGCGTCTCCGTTAGGGAATAGACAGCGGCGCGGACTTCCCACGGGATGAGCCTGCCCGCAAGTGACAGGGTGATGAGTATGCGGCGTTTGGCGGCGGTGAGTTGCTGTGCTTGCATGTGTTGGTGTGGTTTGTGTTAGTGCTTGGGGTGTGCTATTGCTTGAGGAACCAGTCGGGAATCTTTCTGTTAGTCCAGCGGGCGGGCCGTCCGCATAGAATCGCCTTCCGCTCACGATAGTAGGTGCGGTAGGCGGGCACCGCGTCCGGCCCTTTGTACTCGTCTGGCATCGCCTGCGCAAACGGTGTTACCGTCTGCGGCAGTGCGGCGAAAAGGGCGGTGCGGTCGAGGGTGTCCAGCGCTGCCTCGGTCTTGCTAGGCTGGCACGCCGTCCAGCGCATCCGCCGTTCGATGCGGAGGGCGTCCGCTAGGGCGAGCAGCCATCGCAGGTTCTCCGCGCCTGCTGCGGCCCACAGCGTACACGGGTGACGCGCATG